AATAAGCACACATTCACATTTTCAGTCACCTTATACATTATTCCTGTCTCTGCATCCACAGCGTTATACTTTAAATGGTTAGTCTTTTCATCAATTTTAATATAAATATTATTTTCACATTCGAACCAATCTCCCACAATTAAATCACTAAATGTTCTTACATTACTTCTGTTATCTTCAATCTTCATCTTTCCATCTCCTTTTCAATTTCTAACAGTCCTGCCTTAGTTAACTCATATATAGTTTCCGTTACAACATCTAAATCCGAAGTATGATAGCTTCCCTCTATAGCAACATCTACGTATATATCTCTATGAAAATCTGTCCTTACGGATATTTGAACACTAGGAATATCATATGCTTCAGATATATAGGCTATCTTATTTTCATCTTCCTCATCCATCAGGAATTTATGCCACCATCCGTGCATATACTCAAATCCACCGCCTTGTAGACAACGTTCTCCTGAATCTGCCCATTCTTTACCTGTTTTAAAGCCGAACTTTCTAAGTTCGTTTAAATCTACATCATCTTTTATTTTCAACATAATCTTTCAATCTCCTTTCAACCTAACCACTGATATAATATCCACAATATAAAAATTGCAATCGTGCATTCTACAAGGAAAATCACAGCACATATATTGCTGTTTATGATATTGATTAAAATGCCTAAAATCCCTGTTATGAACAATCCTATTAAAATGACCTTAATTAATCTTATCCAATCCATCTAGTCCTCACTTTCTGCTAGTTTTGCGTAATTCCAAGATATAATATCGTTTCTTACAGAATTGTTTTTGCTCGCCGACCAGGATGTTCTTCCGTCACAAAACGACCATACGGCACCATATTCGAATTTTGCAAAATATCTATTCATCCATTCTTCATCTTCATTATTTCTAACCAATATTGGTGTATCAACCTTGACCTTGCTCCAATCGACCTGCTCAACATGTTCTTGTTTGAGCCATTGCTTTTTTGCTTCTAATGCGCAGTGTCTGTTAAAAATACAATCATCACAAGACTATTTTATACAGCATTTAGGTTGACCTTGCTTATTGACAGCTATCTGGTCAATAAGCAAATCTTTCGTTACTCTTTTCATTATTACTTTCAATTCGTCTTTATAAAATTCTTCGTTTGTCATATTTAACCTCCATTTTTACAAGTTATATTTTGGTATTTGTTTCACTCCTTAACATTTATTAACATTTTCTATTTTGTTTCTCCGCTTCTCTTGGCAAATTCCTCCTGTACTTCCTTTGGGAACTCAATCCCCAGCTCTGTCGCAACTATCCATGCCTGGTCTGCCCAGCTCGTCCAATCTTCTGCTATTAGCTGACATTTCTTTTCAAAGCATTCCTTGAATCTTAATGCTCTTTTTCTTCCAAATCCAAAATAGTCTCTTAATGTCACTAAACATTCCAGCAGAATGAATTGTGTCAGTCTTTCATCAGCCTTGAACAAGTCATTTCTGGATACCCTGATGGGGATGTTGAATATGTTTCTCATTCTCAAATCTTCCTCTAAAGCTTCTATGCCCTTTTCCTTAACAAGTTTGTATGCGTATGCTTCTCCTTCTCTTCTAGCCTGTTCTTCCCTTGATAACTTTGCCATCCAATCATTCCTCCTGCTCCTTTAGGATTTTTCTTAAGTATTCCTTTTCCGTTTTTATTCTTGACATTAATACAAGATTGTCTGCACTAGTATTTTCAGCCGAAAACATTATCTTTGATTCCTTCCTGTCAAGTTCTTCAAGCCTGTGTTTTATCTCTTTATTTGTCATTCCTGTTCTCCTTGAAAAATATGTAATGCAATATTGCCGTGGATAAATCTCCTGCAAGCTTTCCCGAGCGTTTATCCTGATACTTGTTCCTAACCGCCTGCAACCCGTTTACCATGTCCATACATATTGCATCCTCGTGGTTCTTTATGTCCATGTCCTTGTACTTGCTCACAGTTCTCCACACATCAGTTATTACGTTATATATTGTCTTAAAGTCTTCTAATCTCATAAGTCTCCTTTTGCTTAAATTGTCAACTGTATCACTTTTTTATCGTTTGTAACACTAAGGTAACACTTTTTAATTTTTAAGGTGTTTCGCTTTTTCCCTTTATTTATAGGGTTTTTAAATGTGGTAACACCTGTAACACCCAAAAATGTTACATCATAAAAAATATTAAAAACCTAAAATCTTAAATTTATTTTTTTCATTTTTTTATGGTAAAAATAAAAATGTATGGAAAATCGAAAAAAAGGTGTTACAAGTGTTACATCCCATTATTAAAGGGATTGGAGCGGTTTTTTTAACCATAAAGCCGTAACACCTTTGCTATTTTTGTTCAAAATCAAATGGAATCTGACCATCTTCCACGTCCACAAACTCGTTACCATCGTCAGGTAATTTAAGCCAAACACACCTTTGTACCATTCCATTTATTCTTTTTGTGATTGTGTTCTTTCCATCTTTTCCAACCTTTACCAGTTCCTTTTTTCTGCCCCACGATAAAAACGTTCTGCTGGAACAGTTTGCTTCCTTGCATATCTTGTCAAATATGTTTTTAAGAATTACTGCATATCCGCTTTCAATTGTTCCCCAAATCTGTCTGTAATCGTCTCCGGTTGTTCCCGGAATGATGAAATTGTTCTTGTTTATTCCAATTTCTGAAATCATGTACTCATAGGCTCTTTGATTTTCCGACACTGCATCCTTATCCTTTAATAATTCAAAGCATTCGGCAAAGTTCAAGTATTGCCCGTCTTGAAACAGGTTTTCTGTTGCCAGCTTATCAGCTGTCAGAATGATTGACATTGGAAGAATCTGTTTTTCTTCCTTTTCCACTCCAAGCTGTTCTGCCCTTTTCGTGATTCTTTCCTGAAAATCCTTTTGTATCTTGGATATTTCATCTGTTCCCATGTTCTTTACAAGTTCAATGAATTCTTTTCCTGCAAAACCGTAATTCTTCTTGATTAGTTCAACCACCTGATTTCCATTGTCGAATATGTAGCCTTCGCTCATTTCAACATCTATGATTCTGTTCACCGCTCCGCCCTGCATTGTTTCCGTTACAAGAGAATGCTCGTTATTGGTCAGAAACACGTTTCTCCAGGAATTGGTTGCATTGATTCCTAAATTGACGTTTGAACGCTCCTTTCCCTTTCCTGAACACAGAAAATAAACCAATGTTGAAAAGTCATCATCAAACTTGTTTTTTATCTGAGACATATCATCAATCAGCACGGGAAAATTGTTTAGGAAATTTGTTCTTGTCTCCAATGCCGTTATGGTGGATTTTGGATCCGTCACGTATTCATTATTACCGGGGAAGGCATAAATGGATGCTGCCAGCATTAATGCCACTGTCTTGCCCTTTCCCGTGTCTCCCCAGAGATTTACAATGAACGGCAATGCATTCAATGGTTCTATTAAAACTGATGCAAATGCTGCAGCAATGTAAATCTTCGGCTCCAATCTTCCCTTTGTCCTGATTTTCTTGACAAGGTCGTACCATTTTCCCCTGTTGCCTATCGTTCTAATTGATTCATAAAGCATCTTAAAGTTGAACTCATTGTCAAAATAGACATTCAAGTCATATGGAACAAAGTCTCCTCTTATCCATCCCAACTTACTTGTAGAATTTCTCACTTCTATTTCCTCAACGTTCAGATTTTCAACATCAGAAAGATAACTTACCAATGCCTTTGAATTTTCACTTGTTACGGACACTCCATAATCGGCTAATGCCACTATTTTTGAGCTAGAGGCTATGATTGACTTGTCCACGACTATGTCTTTCCAAATTGTGCCCTTTTTAAACTTCAGCTTAACCTTTTCCTTTCCTGTCTGAATGTTTATCATTCTTGCCACCGGGAGAATTGGGTGATAACAGGCAAGTCTTTCTCCCTGTACCGTGTAAGTTCTCACTCCGCTATCGTTTGCCACCCACACACCGCAATCGTAAGATTCTTCACATCCTGAAAAATCAGTGACATTATTGTTTGTCTTTGAACCTCCGCGAATGTCTTTTTTTGCCAATTCCATTAATCTTTTTTCTTCTTTTTTCGCTGCGTTCATGAGTGTCTTAAACTTGGTCGTGCATTTTAACTGCTCGGATCTGTCCATTGCTTCCTGAATCATTATTTCCCTGGCAAGAAGATCCTCTTCGTCCATTATGTTTTCAATTGTATGTATGGATAAAAGCTCTTTTTTATCCATTTTTTCAAAATTCAAATCTTCCCACCTCTTTCCAACAAGTAATCATATTCGCCCCAAAGTGTTGCCAGCTTGTTCTCTGCAAGACACCACGGGTCCGACAGGGGTTCTGAATCAAGTTTTATTTTTTTGTAAAACTCAATCATTAATGATAAATATTCCAATCTATGCCTTATTAGTTTAAGTTTCTGCTCTTTCTTTTTTCGCTGCGTTCTTGAGTGTTGAATTTTTCGCATGTATGAAAAATTTTTCCTTTCGTTCCGATACTCACCGCCAAGATTCAGGTAAGCTTCCTTAAATGAAAGGTTATCCATTCTGCTAACAAAATCAAACACGTCCCCTCCAGCTCCGCAGCCAAAGCAGTAAAACGAATCCCTGTATATTTTCATTGATGGGGATCTGTCACCCTGATGAAATGGACACCTGACAAATCCCGCTCTGTTTGGAACCAACCCATAATTTCCAATCACTTCCTTCATTGAACATGATTGTTTTATTTCATCCTTATCCATAATCAACACCCAATAATTCGCATATTACCTTTCCAGTGCTGTTTTTATGGCAAAATTTCCATTCAATTCCATAAGCCATTGCTATTCTGTACATTTCTTCCTGTAGTATTGCTCCGCTTAATCTCTGATATTTTGACTGCCAGTTTCTAACATCCCTTAAGTCATTTATTCCGCTTTGCTCCACAAGAACAATCATCCTGACATGATTTTGATAAGCAAGCCTTACTTCTCTCCAGAATCTGCTTTTGTCATTACTGCACAGATTTTGCGCAACCTCCTGTAAATTTCTCTTTCTGTCTATCACAAGGTTTTCCTTTCCAATCACGCAATAATCTGCTATGTCCATCTTCTTGTCAATGTATTCAATGTTGTGCTTATCAAAAAATGCTTTTATGTTTGCAATGGCCTGTGGTTTTTCTCTCGTGTCTATCTGTATCATTAAAAATTGAATGGTAGACCGGAATCATCCACATTGTCAGGAATATTCATGAATCCGTCCCCTGTCGGCACTGTCCGCTGTTTTGCCTTCTGACCTTTTTCTGATGAATTGTCACTGCCCTTGCTTTCAACAAATTCGTGTTCAAGAACAAGACATTCGTTTGTGTATACCTTATTGCCATCCTTGTTTTCATAGCTTCCGGTTCTCCATTCACCGACAACTGCTATCTTCATTCCCTTGAACAGGTATTTTTCAACAAATTCTGCTGTCTTTCCAAGGGCTGTGCAGTTTATGAAATCTGCATCAGGTTGTCCATCAGTTTTAAATCTTCTGTTAACTGCAAGATTATATTTTGCAACCACCATCTGCCCATTGACACTCTGCGAAAATCTCACTTCCGGGTCCCGTGTTAAACGCCCTATTAATGTAACCTTATTCATTCTTGGCATCCTCCTTAATTTCTGCGTTTATTGCTTCCGTCAGGGCACTTGCCGTCCTTGGTTGCTCAAACCATTCTGATACTTTTGTTTCCTTGTTCTTTATTCCGTTAAAAATGCCTATCATTTCAAGCAATTCCTGCTCCGTGATTGATTCAACCGTATGGTTCAGTCTCTTCTCCAACTGTTCCTTTGACACTCCCAGCTTTTGGAATGCCACAACCATATTGTTGACCTTGTCAATGAATGGAATTGTGTTGTCACCTGCAAGCGTCTTCTTGCATTCCTGAATGCAGGCTTCCACCAAATCCGGAGGAAGAATTGCAAGAATTCTGCTGCGCAATCTTCTTGCTCCCATGTTTGCATTTAATTCATAAATGTCCCTTTGACTTTTCAGTTCAGTGTTTCCGTACTTGCTTTCACGAATGTGCTTATTTGTAAAATTCTGCAACGACATGGTGTTTGTTTCCAAATCCCAACAATATGCCTGCATTTCCGACTGTTCATTACTGTTTGACAGTTCCTTTATTCCATAATCCAGATTTCCATAACATCTCGCCAATTCTTCTGCAAATCTTATTGTTACTCCTGTAATTGTTTCCTTTCCTCTTGGATATGAATAAAATGCTTTTGAAGCCAGACCTGTTCTTTGACAACTCTGTATCGCCTTTGCAAATGCTTCCGTTTCATTTCTTGGAAATTTCTTTGCTATCAATAACTTTCCCTGCGCTTCAGCTACCGCCCTGCTACTTTCTATTGCAACCGTTCCCTGATTTATGTCACTTGTTGGCAGACTGTTTCCAGCCTGCACCACAACCTCATTTCTTTCTTCCATGGTATTCCTCCTATAACTCTATTACTGTCAGATCCTCATCATCCGTTGTTCTTGTGGCAATGAACTGTAATCCCTTTTCCTTGCATTTCTTATACAGTTTTTCCCTCATTTCGGACGCAAGTCTCTCAATTCCATCAATCAATATGATGTGCAATCCGTTTGGATTCTGAATTGCGACATCAACGCACAAGTTGAGTTTTTCTCCATCAGACAAATTACT